TGCCAGCTTGATTGCTGCACCGGGTGGGTTTGCACATCAGGGTGCTAACTGCATCATCCTGTGTAACGAAGAAGGCTATCATCGTGTAGGTGCTAGATACCTTACTGCTGCAACTGGCATGACTATGCGTGAGATTAAAGACAATCCAGCTAAAGCACGTGAGTTGTATGCGCCTGTGAAGGAACGCATCAAGATTAAAGATGCAACAGGTCGTGACATGAACTGGGTTGAATCCATCTGCAAATCATACAAGCCTGATGTGGTACTGCTTGACATGGGTGATAAGTTTGCCAAGACAGGTGGCTTTGCTCGTACAGATGAAGCACTCAAAGCTAATGCTGTTCATGCACGTATGATTGCCAAGCAGCATGAATGTGCAATGTTTTATATGTCACAGCTATCTGCTGATGCTGAAGGCAAGGTATTGCTTAACCAGTCTATGATGGAAGGCTCACGCACAGGTAAAGCTGCTGAAGCTGACTTAATGATATTGATTGCTAAGAACCCACCAGTAGACAATCAGGATGAAGAAGATACACAACGTCACTTGAATATTGTAAAGAATAAGTTGACAGGTTGGCATGGTGTGGTACACTGTGAACTTGAATATCAGACAGCGAGGTACACAGTATGAAACTAACAATTGATGTAGAAAATACAGTCACCAAGCGTGATGGTAAGATGCACCTTGATCCATTTGAGCCAGAGAACTCATTGACTATGGTTGGTATGCTTAACGATCAAGGTGTTGAGCGAATTGTTACGTTTGACCACAGTGAGGTGGATGCTGACGACTTCGGACATACTGTTGTTCAGGAGTGGTTAGACAAAGCTACGGTCATCATCTGCCATAACGCTGCTTATGATTTGATGTGGCTATGGGAGTCTGGCTTTAAGTATGATGGTGCAGTATTTGATACAATGTTGGCAGAGTATGTGCTACAGCGGGGTATTAAAGAGCCACTGTCACTTGAGGCTTGTGCAGAACGATATGAGTTAGACACAAAAAAGCAGGACACATTAAAAGAGTACTTCAAGAAAGGATACAGCACTCGTGACATACCACATGCTGAGTTGTCAGAGTACTTATCTGCTGACCTTCGTGCTACACAGCAGCTTGCCGATAAGCTGTTCTATCGCCTAAACACTATACCAGATAGTGGATTGATGAATACTGTAGTTCTTACAAATCAGGTTTGTGTTTCACTTGCACGTATTTACCAGCGTGGCTTTGCAGTTGATTTGTCCAAGTTAGATGAAGTACGTCAGGAGTTTGAGGAAGAAAAGAAACAACTTGAAACAGACCTTCAGTCACATGTGCGTAAGGTCATGGGTGATACACCTATTAACCTTAACAGCCCAGAGCAACTGTCTTGGGTTATCTATGGTCGCAAAGTTCTGGATAAGAGTGAGTGGGCTGAACGTATTGACCCATACATGTCAAGCGGTGAGTTTGATAGAATGATGTCATCAGGTACAAAACGTCTATATAAAACTGTGGCACAGCAATGCCCATCGTGTAATGGTGCTGGTTATGTTCGTAAGACTAAGAAGAATGGTGAGCCGTTTGCAAACCCTAGCCGATGCAAAGAATGTGATACTGCTGGATTCTTATTCAATCCAACTGATGTTCTAGCTGGATTTAAGTTCAAACCACCATCAGCTAAGTGGGCAAGTGCTAATGGTTTTACTACAAGCAAACAAAACCTTGAGATACTAGAAGGTGCAGCACGTAGTAAGGGCATGACAGATGCAGAAGATTTTCTGTATAAGGTACGTAGACTGAGTGCTGTTGATACTTACCTGTCTTCCTTTGTGGAAGGTATTGCAGCACACACAAAGCAGGACGGTAAGCTGCACGTAAGGTTGCTACAACACCGCACCTCTACTGGTCGCTTCTCTGGTGCTGATCCTAATATGCAGAACATGCCTCGTGGCGGCACGTTTCCTGTAAAGAAAGTATTTGTGTCACGATTTGAAGGTGGTAAGATACTTGAGGCTGACTTTGCACAGCTAGAGTTTCGTGCTGCCGCTTATTTATCACAAGATGAGGTAGCAATTGAAGAAGTATCTACTGGGTTTGATGTACACTCATATACCGCTAAAGTTATTAGTGATGCTGGTCAGTCTACGAGTAGACAGGATGCGAAAGCACACACGTTTGCGCCACTCTATGGGGCAACAGGATTCGGCAGAAGCAAAGCAGAAGCAGCGTACTACGAACACTTCACAGACAAATACAAAGGAGTCGCTGCTTGGCATACCAGACTGGCTAAAGAAGCTATAACAACACAAAAGATTATCACGCCCAGTGGTCGTGAGTTTGCGTTCCCTGATGTGGTACGTAAATCTACTGGACGTGTATCACACTTTACACAGATAAAGAATTACCCTGTGCAATCATTCGCTACAGCAGACATTGTTCCGATTGCATTATTGCATATTGATGAGTTGCTAAAGGGTTTGCAATCGTGTATAGTGAATACAGTGCATGATAGTATAGTCATTGATGTTCATCCAGATGAAGAAGCAAAAGTAATCAGCATCATAGACGCTACTAATGAAGCACTACCTAAACTTATCGCTGCACGTTGGGGTGTAAACTTTAATGTGCCGCTGCTTTTAGAAGCAAAAATCGGACCGAATTGGCTTGACACTAAGGACATAGCGTGATATAACTATGCCTCATTCACTCTACAGAAAGGAGTAACACATATGACAGAACTTACAACGATAGACCAAAATAATTATGCTGCTATGGCGAAGGTAATGGGCATTGCAAAAGAAGGTGGGAGTAAACCTAAATCTAGTTCTCTCGCACGTCTACGCATTAACCATTCTCCAGTAATGGGTACTGCTGAAGTAAACGGTAAAAATGTAAACGTAGAAGTAATAGAAGGTGGAACATATAAGTTGGAAATCCCAGATGGGCCAACTTATTATGCTTCAGCAGTGAAGGTACGTGCCTTCATTCAACGCTTCATGTACAAGCGTTTTGTTATGGGTAATGCTAAATCACCTAATCGTTTCATCAAATCTTTAATGACAGATGACTCTAAGATGGAATCTGATCTGAAAGACAATGATGGTGGCTTTAACTGTGGTAAACCTGCTGGATACATTCAGGACTTCAAGGCATTGCCTGAGAAACTACAAGACTTAATTAAACAGATTAAGCGTGTACGTGTTGTCTTGGGTACTGTTGAACTGATTGATCCTGTGAATGATAAAGGTGAGCCTGTAGAGGTTGATGTTACTCCATTCATCTGGGAGATTGACAATCGTGATGCATTTAAGTTGGTTGGTGATGTGTTCACTAAACTTGCTAAGATGGAACGTCTTCCACCTATGCATACATTCTTGGCAAATACCAATGAACGCAAGATGCCTAATGGTAATAGCTTCTTTGTTCCTGTGGTATCGCTTGATGTCACTAAGACTATTGATCTTAACCAAGAAGATCAGGTGATGTTTGGTGACTTTGTATCTTGGATTGATAATTACAATTCTTATATTATTAATTCTTGGGCAGAAAAGGTGAACTCAAAACTTGAAGACGGTGACGATGAAATCATTGATGATTTAGTTGACATCGAAATCGAAGAAGAGGTAGCGTAATGAACCACCCCGCTGAACTGGCACTGCATCAGTATCTTCAAGATGCTGTAAAAGGCAACTCAACTGTATCACCTGAAACAATCAAACAGATTGGTGATGATGTGATGGCTGCTGCACAACGCCAGTTTGGTGGGGGTAACAAGCGTGATAAGTTTGGTCTACGTATGTCAAATGTAGGTAGGCCAACCTGTCAACTCTGGTATGACAAGAATAAGCCAGAGGTAGCGTTACCCTTCCCAACAACATTCATAATGAACATGATGATCGGTGATATTGTCGAGGCTGTGTTCAAGGGTATACTCAAAGAAGCAGGAGTTAAATATGAGGACACGGACAAAGTTACTCTTGATCTTGGTGACGACAGCGTTTCTGGTTCTTATGATCTTGTCATTGATGGTGCAGTTGATGATATTAAATCAGCTTCAGACTGGTCATACAGAAACAAGTTTGAATCCTATGACACCCTTGCAAGTGGTGATGGGTTTGGATACGTAGCACAGCTTGCTGGTTACGCCAAAGCATCTGGCAAGAAAGTAGGTGGCTGGTGGGTAGTCAACAAGGCCAATGGTAAGTTTAAGTATGTGCCAGCTAAAGGTATTGACGTTGAAGAAGAAGTAGGGAGAATTAGAAAGACGGTTGAAACAGTAAAGGAGAATAAATTTGAAAGATGTTTTGAACCAGTGCCTGAAACTTTTCGTGGCAAGCCCACAGGTAATAAAGTCCTTAATGATGGATGCAGATTTTGTAATTACCGTTTTGATTGTTGGGATAGTCTTACTGAGCGTCCATCTGTAAAGTCACAGGCAAAGAACCCCCCAATAGTAAGCTATATTGGAGAAGTTATTGCCTAACGCAAAGCAATTTAGGGCAGCACGGAAATATGGGTATCGTAGTGGTCTTGAACTCAAAGTATCTGATTATTTAAAAGAACTAAAAGTAGATTTTTTATATGAGCAGATTAAGATTGAGTGGGAAGACTTAGCATACAGAACCTACACACCTGACTTCGTGCTGTTCAACGGAATCATTATTGAAACAAAAGGTATGTTTACCGCAGCAGATAGACGTAAGCATCTGGCTATTAAAAAGCAGCATCCTAAATTGGATATTCGCTTTGTATTTGAGAGTAGCAGACGCAAGTTACGTAAGGGTGCTAAGTCTACCTACGGTGAATGGTGTATAAAATATGGCTTTAGATACTATGACAGGATTATCCCTGAAGATTGGTTGAAGGAGAAGGGTAAGAACAAGCATCCAAAGTTTATCAAGTTTGGCGGCACAAAAGTGAAAAGGAGATAAGTATGAGTATGATGGAGAAACTAGCTAGCGAAATAAACGAGGAAGATTTCCTTATCCGTGTCAGGCCATTCGCCAATGACGATGGTAGGTGGTCAGGTGAAGTTGATATATCTATTATGGCTATGCCAGACAACCCTATGGATGACGAAGATTATTATCAAGTAATGCACTTTGCTAAGATGATGTGTGCTTCCGTACCTGTCATGGAAGAAGTAGAAGAATTACGCAATATTGTTCACGAATATGTCACGAAAGTTATGGACAACGAGATGGATATTGATGTAGAATTAGAGAAAGAAGCAGGTGTAGAAAAGACCTATGATGGTAACGTAGTACACTTATCCTTTAACACAAAGACAGGGGGTTCAGCATGAGTAGACACGAGCAATATATGAAATTGATGATGGAACAAGAAAAAGTAAGCAAAATTGCATGGCCTGAACAAAAAGTTGATATGGTCAACAGTCCACCACACTACAATCAGACAGGCATTGAGTGCATACATGCTATCTCTGCTGCCACTGACAAAGGGTTTAAGTATTACTTGCAGGGTAACATTATGAAATACCTATGGCGTTTCGACTACAAAGATAAGCCTATAGAGGATTTGCAAAAGGCCAAGTGGTACTTGGACAAGTTAATTGAAGAGGTAATGGCAAGTGATAAGAGTTAAAATGTTTATTACAATTGACATTGACGATGAGGAGTATCCTGTACCAGCTGACGGAATGGTTGGAGAGGAATTAGAGGATGGCATCCAAGAGTATTTCTATGATATAGAAGGTGCTACTATTAGAAACATAAAAACAATTACGGAGTAACCAACATGAAAAGCAATCAATTACCAACAGACTACCAAAACTTTATAGCACTTTCACGTTATGCACGATGGAA